TGTGTTTGATGGAGTTAAAGTCAGTATGCCACTATCGTTTTTCATGTCGTAAGTACCAGCACCTCTTACAGCTTGTCCTGTCATGACAAACTCACCATCTGATAACATAGCTGGTATATCATCACTGGTTTCTGTGCCTTGACCATTAATTTGTCCATTCATTCTTTCAAAATCTTCCATAGCTACGTTACCACCTTCAGCATAAGCCATAGGCATCATAGGTCTGCTACCCATGTTGTAATTCATTGGCATCATTACTTGACCACCCATGTTGTAACCCATTCTTCTAACTACATCTGGAGCTACCTTAGATAACGCCTCTAAACCTTTGTTTGGATATTCTACCTCTCCACCTTGTGCTGCTGCCATAACTTGTTCTTCTAGTCTTGGTTGACCACCACTTAGTTGAGGCATTGTGTTAGCTGGTAATAAACCAAATTCAGTAGGGTTAGGGGGTTGTTGACCCATTCTTCTAGCCATCTCTGCCTCAAGATTGTATCTGCCAGCTGCGTTCATAGTAGTCAATGGTGTAAGTTGCACACCCTTTTGTTTCTTGGTGTCTTCATATGCCAACTTGCCTAAACCAGTAGCTAAAGCACCTATACCCAACATACCCATGCCACTTAGTCGCCCTGTGTCTGGGTCACGAAAGGTTGGCATAGAGGGTAGTTTAGCGAATAAACTACTTGATTGAGGGTCTGTTTGTCCTTTAAGCGTATCTTCAATGCCTTTTATAAAGTCTGGTGTATTTCTAGCAGCTTCATATTGCTCTTTAGTTATAGGATTACCCTGAGCGTCTTGATAAACAACACTACCATCAGGATTATCTATTCTCCTTGGTCTTTGACTCATGCCCAAGACCTTACCTACACCACCAATCACATTTTTAAATAATCCTTTATTATCAGCACCCGGCAATATAAATTCTTTTGTTCTACCTAATATATCTGAGATACCACCACCAGCAGTGGAGGTTGCACCAGCAGTAGGGTTAAAACTTGGTGTGCCACCAAAGAAACCAGCTTTATCGCCTACCCCAGCAGCTGCTGTCATAAGGTCGCCAATGCCACCTTTACCTTTTGCTATGTTCACAACAGCCCTACCTCTGTTGTATGCAATAGCTGCGGGTTGCCAAGGACCGGGCACTACAGCTGCGATTGGTGCTACGACTTTAGCTACTTTCTTTATGCCTTTAGCTATTTTCTTTAGAAAACCATGTTGTTCAGCACCAGTAACTTCGTTAAGACTAGCGATACCTGTGCCATATACCATTGATTCTGGGTCAATACCTACTTCAAGAGCAGCGTTTTCTATCATATCTTCAAGCTGAGGATTGTTCTCCAACATTTCTCTAGAAATATTGATGTCCCCTGACCTGACATGAGCCATCATGTCATCTTCACCAGCTCCTTGTGATAGTTGGTCTACTAAATCAGCTTGAGGTGCAAATGCTTTAGTTTTTGCATTTTCTATCATTCTACCCAATAGTTCTTGTTCTTCTGGGTCATTAGTCATCTGCCTTCGTGTTTCAAGTTGCTCCAAAGCTTCTTGTAACTCCATCATCTTTGTATCTGTCATACCAGCACCGGGTGTCATGGCTGATTGCATAAATATATCGTAGTCAGCATTTGTCATCTGACCACCACCTACAGGTCTTGTTGTAGGAGTCATGTCTGGCATCTGTCCTGTGACACTCACTTCGTCTATGACTTGTATAGGTTGTGATAGCTTTATAGCATCATCAAAAGACATGTTGCCTATAGCATAGTTATTAACCACTTCGTCAGATGCAGTTCTGTCTGTTTGTCTCAAATAATTAGCAAGAGTCAAGCCTCTTTGTTCTATAGGGCTAATACCTTTTCTTGCACCTTGGTTAGCCATCATCATGTTCATGTCTTGGTCTGACATCCTACGCCTTTCAGCTGCTCCTTCTTCAACCAGCCTTTGCCTTTCAGCTGCTGGTAGTTCTAGCCTGTCCAATATTTTATTTCTTTCTTCGTCTGAAAAATCTTTTGTTGTTACACCAGCACTAGCAAGCATATATGTGAAATCTGGGCTACCTCTTTTTATTCCTGTCATTTCCTCTAAAATTGGCTCATAAAAATCTGTGGCTTCACGCTCACGTTCTGTACCTACTGCACTACCGTATTGTGATAAGATTTCTTTAATGTCAAAATTTTGAAAAGGGCTACCAGCCTCTCTCTCTGATAAACTTTTTGGCAATCGAATACTTGCAAAAGCTGGTGCTTTTCTGTCCACTGGCATCATATAGGTTTTAGGCATAGAAGTATCTTCTTCACCTACTAAATTCTGTATTCTTCTTTCTAGTTCTTTACTTGCCATATTATTAGCCTATTGTAACTGACACTGTACCAACACTCATTGTAGCACTAACACCAGTCAGATATGTATTGTGTTCATATAAATTCCTGAACTGCGTACCATCAAAAGCCTGATGAACTTCTACTGTAGAGTTAAATATAATCTGCCCTGTAGCAAATTGCAATTCTGATATTTCTGTAGCGTTAAAATGTTTTACTCTTTCTGGGTCATGTGCGTTTAAGTTTATCTCCAGAATACGAACCAACCTATTGAAAGTGTCTATAGACACCATGTTACCTTGAGCTATTGGTAGTCTAGTTTCAAGTAATTTACCCACTACCTACGCCCTGAAGGTTGTACATCTAGTCTTGTTGCACCAAGTCTCCATCTGTAGTCTTTTCTGCTTGCTGTATTGTCATCATCTGACTCAAACCTGAGAACTAATTGCCTACTTCTTGTCCTCAAACTTGAAAATGTAGATGTTGTGGTCACTTGTGTGGTCGAATCTGTGGTTAGACTTTCACCATTGAAGTTTCTCCTTTTTACAACAATGTTCATTGCTGGTGAGGGCGATGTACCTGTTTGACTGTCAAATTTGACATCAGGTATCACTTTTTTAACAAAAGCAAAGTTTTCACCATCAGATATATCTATGTCAGCTGATTCTATAAACACTCCATCCATAGCACTTTCGTCATCGTTAAAACCTGTTTCGTGCAAATATAGATAACTCTTAGATGAGTCTTTGCCTGATGCTACTGGTTTATTCTCTATACCAGCATCTAACCAAGCGTATCTAATCAAAGTTCCTATACTCCAAAGGTTTTCTTCGTAGTTGTAGATTACATATCTTGATATTTCGCCTGTACCATCTTCCAAAGATGGATAGAAAAACCATACCTCTGAAAATTCAGTGTTAGTAGAAACGTGACATTTGTAGGCTTGAGCTCTATCCAAATCAGAAAAGACATAATCTTGTACTGAGCATGGTAATTTTTGTACAGAGCCATTGTAAAAATAAAATGCGTTTTTTGACATAAAAAACACACCATTTGGTGAGTTCACAGCAGCTTTAGGTCCTACCAAACCAGCACCTTCATTTATTAGATTGACTGAAAAGGTCAGAGGAGGTCCTATAAAAGCCATGCTATAAAGACTTGTATCAGTCCAAACCAAAACCTCTTGCCTAGATTTTAAACCACCTACAATAGTAGAGCCACTAGACAGTCTGACATCACCAGCACTGTTTGTGGTTAAAGGCTCGAACTCAAGAGCATTTTCTGAGTCGCTAAAAGCTATCAACATAGGGTCAATACTTCCTGTTCTTGAACCACTACTGATAGGGTCTGCACCTAGAACTATTAGATGCCTGTCTGTCTCAGAAGTAATAACTTGCAGACCTTTGGTTGGCACTAAATTAGCTCCTGTGGTTCCTGATAGGCTTACAGCTCTAGTTGATAAACCATCATTTTCTACCCATCTAAAGATGCTACCACCTCGTGGATTTATTATTAAATCTTCTCCAAAATTATCATGTGTCCATAGTCTTAATTGACCAGTATCAGTAAGAGCAGAAGTAGAGCCATAGCCACCAGCACTCCAAGCTCCTGAGCCCCAACCTGTGGCTTGTACAAACACATCAAGTCCAGAGTTTATTTGATAGACACCATCAACGCCTGAGCCACCATTACCACTATCACTGCTATTTGCTGTGACAGTAGTGCCACTTGTATCTACAGCAGTAAAAGTGTAAGTGTTTGCATTGGGAACACCTGTAATTTTGTATTCTTGGTTAAGAACAGCAGCTGTTATATTACCACCCAATGTAGCAGCACCTGACAAAGTAACGAAATCGCCTACAACAGCACCATGAGTTGAATCTGTTGCTGTAATCACTGATGAACCATCAGTTGCTGAAAAAGTTATGCCATCAGTAGTTGTAGCCCTAATAGGTGTTATGTCATTGTAATTGTTACCACTGTCTATGTAGTATTTTGATGTTGTGCCAACTCCTAAATATCTAGTGCCACCTAGAGAAATCCAACTGTGCAAAGCTCTTGGTGTGTCTTGTATAATATCAGAGCTTTTTTTTGTCCAACCACCTAGTTTTTCTACTCCACCCTTTCTAAACCTGACTAGGTTTCCATCAACCCAACCATTTTCATTAGCATAGTCAGTTTGCTCTTTGTTGATTCCCGGCTTAAATGTAAATTTTGTCAGTGGCATTCTCTAACTCTACCATTTCAAAATTAAGTTTAAGCTATTCTTATGATGGCAGCTGTAGCACTGGCTGCTGGAAAGACGACTGTAAAGTCACCAGCTGTACTTGTCTTATCTCCTCCGAAATCAATAGCAGCTATCGCTTTGTTTCCATTAGTGCTGTTATATAACAAACAACCTCTGGCAGTAACTGTAGCTGTGCCAAAAGTTAAATCTGCAAAATCTACTATAGCTGTAGTGCCTGACGTACTAGGTGTCACATTAGTT